CAAGCTGTCCTGATAGTTCATCAGTAGATGCATATGCGGCATCTGGGTTGTACGCAACGAGAGGATTATCGATTGGGTCAAATAGAGTCCACGCAGTCTGATAAGCAGAACGAGCAGGCGCAGAGCCATTAGCTCCGCCGCTTAGTGCGGTTACTGATCCACCAAGTGCTGGAGTTACTTCTTCGTCTACGCCCGAGATACGGATATACGCTGATGAAGAGTTGATTACAGAAAGAACATAGTTACGGTCTGTAGGATCCATGCTTAGGTCAGTAAATTGTTCTACTGGATTTGATAAAGCGTTACCAAAGATTGTTGGTGCGCCGTAAACGATAAGTCCAAAGCGTGCTGCGCTTCCCGCAACTACAAGCTTTACGCCGTAGCTTGAGGACCATGCGCCAGCTGAAGATGCGGTTACTGTAAACGCATTATTAGCTGGGTCATCACCATCAGTGATAGTTACTGTACCAGCGGCTGCTCCAGAGCCTAGAACACGCTGTACGTATATATTGCGGCCACCATTTGCAAAAAAGTTATAGGCAGCCCATGTTGTTGGGTAAGCGTCATTTAATCCGCCGAAAGTCTTAACAAAATCTGTCCAGCCAGTTAAAAGAACAGGTGCAGCTGAGGGACCTTTTGGCAAAGTACCTACAAATGCGCCAACTGAAGTTCCGTTATCTGGAACGACTACTGACTGAGGAAGTGCGACTTCTTGGATAAAGACGCCGGGGCGACTGTATGTTGCCATTCCGGTATTCTCCTTAGGGTTAGGTTATTTTCTTTAGTGTCGGTATTATACGATGATTTGTGTAAAAGGCGTGTCTTGTGACGTAAACGTGATTGTAGGGGATTCTTCAACTTGGTAGAGCTGTACAAATTCGCTCTGAAAGATTTCAGCGCTTACTCGTATGGTATATGCATTGCTGAAAAGACGTTTGTCGTTTTCAGTTCTGTCATTTTTTTGAAACCCTAGCATATCAAGTCGGCGGATTGTTCCGTCTTCTTCGATAGGCAAGGATCCAAATCTAAGTGGTAGTCTACCATTAGTGTAGAGGGCAGACATAATCTGACGATCATGTCTAGGTTGGCGAGCCCAAGTAGTAATCTGGTAAACAAGATCTACGGGAATTGGGTAGTCTACTCCTATAGATATGTCGGGATCTTCGCCCTCTGGGATGTAAGGGATGTCATCCAAGTAGCCACGGTGTGCACGAGAGGTGTCCTCTGTGACCGAGATTAGATCAATAGTGATATAAGGATAGGCTTGGGCACGAATTTCTTTGTCAGGCTGTCCGTAGAATACTCCTACTGGACGAGTGGCGTTTCCGCTATCAGCGACAGTAATGCCACTGAGAATTGTCTTTAGCGCCTTATCCTCATTTAAAATAAATGGCATGGTTAGGCCTCTTCCATGTAAGTCTTACGGAAGGTTCTAACGGCAGGTGAGATTGGTACATCAGTGGTGCCGTATTCCAGCATGTTGATCTCGTCTGCAAACTTACCTGGGTGCATAATCTTCTGGTCTTCAGGGTTGTCAGAGACAGATAAGGAACTAGACAGTGCTTGCGGCCAGCCATAAGAATCGGCATGCTTACGCAAGATCTTTGTATGTAGTGCGGCAGACTTTGTAATACCTTGCCGAATGGAGAGGTTAATTAAAGAGTTTAGATTACTTGCCACGCTTGAGCCAATTCGCTAGCATGTATGTGGCGACTCCAGTGGCTAATGCTTTTTTTCCACCGTTGTTGCTCAAACCTACTGCTCCACGAACAAACTCTTGTTTATCGGCATCCGTCTCTTCACGGAGTATCCGCTTAGCTAAGAAAATCATAAATTCCTCCATATGAGGCGCAAGGTAGAGCTGCAGGGTTCCGGATTACTCCGGCGTTATATACAAGAATAAACGAAAAAGCCCCCTTGCGGGGGCTAAATCATTACTTCTTTTTAATCTTCTTAATGATCTTCTTGTCCATCTTGGCATCGTCTTCTTGAGACTTAGGCTTACGATGCTTTTTGTCCGCCTTCTTAAAAGCCGCCATTTCCTTAGGACTCATGCCCTTGGTGTCTTTGGCGTCTTGCTTCTTATCAGACTTCTCTGTGTACTTAGACATTACATGCCCTTCTTTCGTACTACGTTGGTTTTCTTAGCCTTACCTTTTGAGTCAGACTTCTTGTCGTACTTCTTGTTGGCAGCGGCCAGGGTGGTCTTGCCGTGCTTGTCTTTAGGCTTACCGCAGCCACAGGTAGCGCACATTATTTCTTACCTTTCGTATGAGGGTTCTTTTTCTTTGGGTTACGAAGAGCTTCGGCGTTCTTACGAAGGGCGGGGGTATCTCGAAGAGGCTTTACGTTCTGGGTATCCACATCGTCTGGGACGCCGCTTGTCTCTACAGACTTAGTAATATCAGTATGGTTCTGAATTCCTACACGCGCCTTAGGGCGGTCGCCTTCTCGGCGGTATACATAGCTCATATGGGTTCCTTTGTTATATGTGTATAGTCTACAGGGTAGTTGGATCAAATGGGTTGTAACCAGCATAGTGCTGGAACTGCGGATCATTGACCAGCTCTTCAGCATTTACTTGGGCACAGTCGATATGGAGGACTGTAAATTTATCGGTTATTAGGCCCAGAGGCATAATGCGATTAGGGGTCCAAACTTGATTTCGGTACACAACCCGGTCTCTAAGATAGGCGTCTGGGTTATCTTCCATCATAGTTAGGTTAGGGTAGGTAGCTGCGCTCTTCCCGAGGGTATTGCGGTGGTCCTCAATCATATCTATGTTAATAGTGATGGCCAGGATATCAGTGTTATAGAAACCACGCTCTCCCTGGATAGTCATACCCTGAGTAACGCTAGTACTAATTACAGGCACCTTAATAGGGCCAACCCATCTACGACCGCCTTGGTTATCTCCTACGTCATATATAGGGTCTACTTCGCTACTAACTTGGTCATAAAACCACCAGTCGATAACGTTACCTACGGTGTTTACCATTTCTTTTGTGGTACCGCTAATGAAGGAGTCACGTTCATGGTCTATCGTAAAACGCCCTTGACGATTTTCTCCTCGCATTGTTACTCCTTTTCTGATGGGGGAATAAATTCCCCAGTTTCTTCATTGAAAGTGGTTCCCATAAGAGCACCTAAGTTTTGAATTTCACTTACGTCTACAATTACAGGGCTGCTTAAAAATATAGCTCCTAAACGATGATCAGTGTGAAGAACCTCAACTACTTCTCCATCAATAATAAAGGCAAGCTTTACTGGAGGGATAGGGTCTTCTTCTATGATAATTGGTAGTTCTTCTATGGGTAGTACGTTCTGCTCTTCGCTCATGGTTGTAGTGTTTCCTTTTCGTTTAGTACGCCGTCTTTGTATGTAACTTCTATAGCATTCCACTTACCTAGAGGACACCAGGCATTTGGAAGTTTTGTCTTTAGATGCATAAAACATCCGCATTCTTGACATATGTTAGTAACCTTAGTAAGTTTAGGGCATGCTTGGCAGATAGCAAATCTTTCTTCAGCAATTTCTGTTTCAACTCGCCCAATATTTTTGTTAAATAGGTCCCAAGGTCTAGCGGGACGATCTTGTGTACTCATGGTGCTCCTAAATAGTTACAGAGAAATTATCAACCGTAGAACCTTGTCCATAGGCACTAGGTGCTTTAATTATACCATGGGCTGTTCCCTTAACAGGACTTGTTGCTGTGTACGAGATCGCGGACCCCAGAGTAATAGTAAGCCCTGTGTCTGAGTAGGCTTGCGCAACTATATCGTTTCCAGAGGTGGTCACCTTGATCGCAACCGCTGCAGAGGTTAAAGAGATGTCTCCAGTAGCTGTGCTAACTGTGCCGCCCACAGACTTAATAAGTCGTAGGTTATATCCATAAGTAGTGGTTGTAAGGTTTGACGCAGAGGTTCTAGTGTAGGTTGTGTTGGTTACGTTTGTGGCAGAAGAGCGAGTGTAGTTTGTTGTGGTCACGTTTGATGGTGATGTGCGAGTGTATGTGATGGTTGTCACGTTTGATGGTGAGGTGCGGGTGTAGGTAGTGCTAGTGACGTTTGATGGAGAAGTACGTGTGTAGGTAGTTACATTTGATGGGGATGTACGGGTGTAGGTAGTAACCGCATTATTAGATGGAGAAGTACGAGTGTAGGTTGTAGCGTTTGAGCTTTGACTTCTGGTGTATGTAGTCAAGTTTGTAGCAGACCGGCGAACATAGACAGGGTATGTATACAAAGATGGCGCTGATCTTGTATAGCTTGTTTGTGTTGTTTTTTGAGTACGGTAATAAGTTATTGGGTATGTAGGACTTGCGTAGTTGTAAACGGTACCTGTAGTTAGGCCTTTACATCCTTGATATACTCCGCTAGTACCAACTTCGCAGCAACCAATAAAAGTATTGGTACCATTAACTACTGCGTAGCAGCTTGTACAGGGTTGTGCGCTATTTACAGATCCAGCGCCATAAGTTTCTGTACAAGTTTTAATTGCTGTATTTGTTGTAACAATCTGTGTACACCAGTAACCGAAAATACCATTACCATTGTAGGTGTAGGTAGGGCCAGTATAGCCTGAAGGGCATGTCGCACTGCCGTAATCTTGTGACGAATATATAGTACCGCAACCGCCAGGGTTACAAGTATTTGTAGAGTCTGAACATGCTACCTCAGGCCCATCGCAAGTATTATTTGTAGTAGAGGTGATAGTTCCACAGTAGTTACTTGGTGTGCATGTATTTGTAGTATCTGTGCAAGTTACCGTACCACCTGTACACTCGGACACACCGTATGTCTGTATTAAAGATACAGTACCACACCCATTTGCAGGTGTACAAGTGTTAGTTGTATCCGTGCATTGAGCAGTTGCGCCAGTACATGTAATAGTTGTGCCAGTGCCGACAGTTCCGCAGCCACCAGGAGAACAAGTATTTGTAGTATCTGAGCATGAAACAGTAGCTCCAGTACAAGTTGTCGCAGAACTTGAACTAATGGTTCCACAGGAGTTATTTGGGGTACAGGTGTTAGTGCTGTCTGAGCATGAGACAGTAGATCCGGAACAAGTATTAATTGTTGATGACGACGAGGATATAGTGCCGCAAGTATTTAATGGTTGGCAAGTGTTTGTAAAGTCAGAGCAAGATACCGTTCCACCAGTACAAGTTGTAGTCGAGCTTGAACTAACGGTTCCGCAAGAGTTAGCTGGGGTACAAGTATTAGTTGAGTCGGTACAGCTTACTGTTCCACCGGTACAGGTTGTACCCGTACTAGAAGTAGAACTAATAGTTCCACAGCTTCCGCTTGGGGTACAAGTATTACTTGAGTCTGTACAGGAGACTGTGCCACCTGTACAGGTAGTAGAGG